TTGGTGAGCAGGTCGTAGAAGCAGCAAACTGGGCAGCTCGTCCACTTCTCAGCGGTCTGAACCGCACCGTTGAAGCTGGAATCGTTGAACGCAAGGCTGCCATCACCCAGAACGGTCGCGCCAGTTGGGATCTGAACCAGACGGCCACGGATCAGATAGGCACGCGAAGGCAGGCTGTTGAACGCCTTGGTTGAGATTGCCAGTTCATTCAGCGCCGAATAGTTGTAGTTGACGTTTTGCGAGATCGTTTCGGTGTAAGACGACCAGATGATTTGATTGCCTCGGTTGCTGGCAATCGGTGTGTTCTGCGGTGTGTCTTGGAAGCTGGTGTATTTGATCTCAAAGTGACCTTCACCCAGATCTACCTTTTGAACTTTGATGTTCCAAGGACCGGCGCCAAATGTTCTGAGGTTGATGATGCCGGTGCTGTATTGGTAGTTATTAGTGGAAACGCCGGTAATTGTTTTGTTTGAGGCAAGCTGGAAGCCAGTGCCGCTGCCCTTGGCCTGCACGTAAATCAGGATCTGAAGCGTGCCACCAAACAGTTGACCTTTGGCGAGACTTTCCTGCGCGACGGAATAGAGCTTGGGAATCGTGAACAGCAGCTCTACATTGTTGACCGTTGGATCAGTGATCTGGCGCGTAACACTGCCGCTGCCGTACTTGCGGTTGACAACTTCGTTGTTGCTGTTCAGGTCTTCGCTGTAGTTTTCGCCAATCTCTTGGTTGACTTCAACAATTTGTGAAGTGCCGTCGTTAAACCAGTACGTTGCACCTTGACGTGCCGCGCCAACGTAGGAAGCCGACGAAATATCTTCGGGTTTGAAGTTATAGGTGCCGTCGCTGTTTTGGATTGGTGTTTCGTTGAGGTATGTACCCTGCAGGCCGTTAATGACGCCACCAATCGGACCCTCACAGAGAAGATCCAGCACCTTGATTGTTGTGACAGAATTAAGTGCCATGTCAGTAGAGCTGGTAGCCGACGCTATTTAGGCGAAGGTAGATCGGGTTAGAGCCGGTGGAGCCATTTGCCACAGTTTCCGCCGAGATCACTTCGACCTGAACGCTGACGATGCTTTCGGTTTCAATGTCGCCAAGCTCCAAGCGGTGCATCCAGCCGAAGAATTGGCCTTCAAAGATCAGACCTTGGATGGTGGCGGAGTCAGCGGCGACGAGGAAGCCATCATCTAAAACATCACCTCGGTAGACCTTGATTTCGTAGCTGATGTAGCCGTCAACGTAAGTTGTACCAGTACCACCGGCCTGATCGTAGAGACCATTTTCCAGTGACAATGCAACGTTGAAATCTGAGTATTGCTCCACGCTGGCCATGTAGCCGCCGTAGACCTGCAGCGATGCATAACGGCGCTCGTTTTGAACGTCGGTGCGGATTAGTTGCGTGCTGTTGGTGACGCCGTATGCGCTAACAGGGTTGAAATATGCCTGCGTATTAAATGCTGTCTGATAAACACGGCGGGCAATCACACCCGACTTATCGGAGAACTCATCAGTCAGTATTTCGTTGCCCAGCCGGATTGTGTCAATGCTTGGCGCGCGAAGGCTGGTCAGCACCGGATCAGATTCGTCGGCAATTTGAAATTTGGACTTGAGTAGGTGGCTGCCGATCAGCACTTTGCCGTAAGCCAGTGGCACCGTGGCACCAACACCGACTGAGTTTGCGGCGCCCGTGTAGGCGTAGGACTGCTGGCCATCAATGCCAGAGGTGACATTCTCGGGACCATTGGTGCGGTTGCGGCTGCCCATGCGCCCACCGCCAAAATTAGCTCCGCCATATCCGCCGAGCGTTGGAATCTGCGGCTGTGGTGATAGAGCTTGTGCGACGCCGCCAAGGACTAAGGAAGCACCAATGGCGCCAATCGCTGTTGCGGCAACTCCACCAATAATTCCAGCCCCAGCGCCACTCAAGCCTGCACCCAAACCAAGAAATCCACCAGCCGCTGGACCGAGAATGATTGCGGCGGCGATCAAGCCGATACCGGTCAAAATCTGCCCTGCACTTCCTCCGCTTCCGCTAACAACAGGAACAATTACAAGGTCACGTTCACCAAACGGCAGTAAAAGATCCTCGTAATTGAAATCAACACCGCCTTGCAATACCTGATAACCAATACCGTTTTCTTCTGATTCCAGTAAATAATCCTTGAACTCCGGCATGTTGATGCACAGGAGTTTGATCGCATCAGCGGCGTTACGCAGGTTGTAATAGGTATGCTCGGCGCCAAAACGTTCGCCAAGTTCACCCATTAGGCAGACCCGCTGCATATCGGTAAACCGCCGCGATGCTCCTCACATAGTAACTGCTGAGCCACTCCACAGCACTAAGGCGGCCTCTCATGTGATGCAGGATCCGCCACGGTTCCACGAAGATCGCAGCGTGCATCGGCTCCAGCGTGCCAAGCTTCATGATCGCCACGTCACCAGGCCGGCGTTGCTCAAACTCCACGCGCTCAAAACCAAGTGCCACCGCCTCGCGTAGGTAAATGCTGGGTGTGGTCTGCAAATCCTCGGGGCGGTCGAAGTCCTTCAACTCGATGCCCTGCAGGCGGAAGTAATCGCGCACCATCGTGTAGCAGTCGCGCCCGTCGTCGTCCCACTCCAAGCCGATCAGGGTTCGATGGTCAACCATTCGTCCACTGGCAGGGAGTAGATCAGCCACGGCACACCGCTTTGTCTGCAGGCACGCTGATCCAGTTCGCTGGCAGGTCCGCCCTTCGGGTGGCTATGGACAATCGCAAGGATCTCGCCGTTGACGGACGCCCGATAGTAATCACGCGGATGCATAACGAAGTGCTTTTCCGGTTCCTCGCAAACATTGCGGCAAGGCCAGTACATCTGACCAGTGGTAGTTTCGATCACCACTCCGCAGGCTTCGTAGGGTGCGGCGGATCTGGCGTGGCGCTCGGCCTCAGATTTGGATGCGGGAGCCAGGGTAACCACCATGCGGGTAATCGGAAATGCCTTGGGACTGGAAGCGGATCTTGCAGCTATTGAACCGCTTGCCGCAAACATCAGAAGTGCTGACGCCTACAGCATTGTCGTTCACGTCAAAAAAACTGCCGCCGGTGTAGCCGCACTCAGGACCGCGATAGACCCACGGGCAGTAGTCCTGCACTTGCCGGCCAGGAAGCTGCAGGTTGGTGAGGTCTAGTTTGCTGACCAGTTCAAATTCGACGAGCTGGATATTTTCCTTTGATACACGGTCGATGTACCAGACCTGATCCTCGAACTTGGCGGTCGGATCAGCAGTCGGGTTGACACCACCAGGGAAGTTGACGGCATCGAGGAATTTCTTGCAGGTGCGAATACGGGTGACCTTTGCCTGCAGTGGGTTATAGGTCAGCAGCAATGCCGAAATTGCGCCGGTGACATTGGCAATCCGCATGGTGGGACGCGGCAACGTTCCCTTTGAAGTCAGCTCGAAACCGTCTACCTCGATGGGCGCGGCGCTGTAGGTGATGCCTTGAAACACCACGTTGCCAGTCAGGGCGTTGGTGCCGGCGTGGTAATAGAAGGTGGTGTCAATCCCGTTAACCGCCAGTGTGAGCCGCAGTTGAAACAGCTCGATGATGGCTGATGGATCCAGCTTTTGGATCTCGGTTTGGATTGACGTTGGTGTCGTCATGCTTCAAATACCTGCTCAAACGTGGCAGTGATCGTATTAATGTCCGCAAGATCAAAACTGCGATTCCAAGATCTGCACACCCATTTGTATGCAGTCGCAGAATTAATCGGCGTCCAGTCAAAGCTTTCTGTGCCGCCGCGAGCATCAAAGAACGCTTCAATTGCTGTTGCGTCAGTATTGCTCTTAGCGCTCCAAGTCAGATCCCATTTCTTGGGATTTTGGTTGATGCCAAATTGAACACGCTGCTCGTAGCCATCGCCAAACTTGACGGCATTGACAACAGGTTGTGATTGCTTTTGAACGCCAAAGTCAGGCGTGGTGCCACCGGTGCTGGTGCCAACAGTGGCGTCGTTGAAAGTAGCCATTACGCAAGCAAGCCTCCAGGACGACGTTGTTTGATTAATTCTGCCTGCACAGCAGCACCAATTACCTTGCCAAGCTGGTTGGCCTGACCGCCGTTACCTTCAACACTAGAACCACTTGCGTCGACGTTGACCACAACGCTGCCCATATCTGAACCACCCTTCATGGTTACAGGAATTGTGCGGCCATCAGGCAGCGGTACATAGGCTTCAGGACGGCTCCCTTCGCCGTACATGGCGAGCTGAGGACCATAAGCAATGCCGCCGGTGCCATAACGCTTGAGTTTCATTGGACCGCTAGGAGTCATAATGCCGCCCATCGCGAATTTGAAACCACCAGTAAACGCAAGCGGGTTGAACGATGTAGCGCCCATGTTGTACTGAGAAACACCAGCTAAAGGCGAAACAGCAGATCCGGTCGCTCCACCAAGGAAACCCAGTGAACTCATAATTGTCTTAAGAACAAATTGCTGAATAATCATGCGTGCTGTCTGATTCAAAATTTCAACAGCAAATGCTTGGTAATTAGCGGTGCCGGTTGTCGCAAGATCAACAATTGAATTTTCTACGCCCTTAATTCCTTGTTCAGCCAGTGACGCAAAAGCCTCACGAACAGTACCAACATTATTTGCGTAACCAACAAGACCGTCTTTCAAACCACCCATCACGTCAGCGTTGTACTGCATCGCACGGGCGTTCTCGTACACCTTTTCAGTGATACTACGGAAGCCATCTTCAGTAGAAGCAAACCAGTCGGACATGGCCTGACCGGTCTCACCCTTTGCAAGTTCATTTGACGCTTCTTCAAGTTGTTGAAGAGCCTGAATCAGCGGACCTTCATTGAGGTTGCCGCCAGCCTGAGCGGCTTCTCGTGCAAGATTAAAAACTTTTCGTGCAAGATCATCTGTTTGCTTGCCAGCTTCCCTGACGGACTTGTTGTAATTGCTTTCAATCTTTTCCCAAGCAGTTGCACCCAATGCCTGCAGTGCTTCAACCGTTTCGTTGATTTTGAAATTCAGTTGCCGCTCAAGTTCGCCGGCTTGACGCGTGAGGTCATTGCGGCGCTCCAGCAGGCGTTCTTGACGCTTGGCTTCCTGTTCGGCTTTTTTGCTTCCATCGCCACCAGCGCCGTCAGCGGTGATGCCGGGCAGTCCACTGGGACGTGGTGTGGTTCCTGCTCCAGCGGAAGGAATCCTCGAACGCTCTTGCCGCAATTCACTTTGCAGTTGAGTCAGCAAACCGCGCCGGCGGGCAGTCATTGAATCTGCTGGTCCCGCAAGCAAGGAAGACTGCTCTCTGATGCGACGCTCTAAATCTCCAATTCGCTCAGGATCGTAAAATTTCATGCCCATAAAACGGGCAAGTGCATTTGCAGCTCTGGTTATTGCATTAACAATGTCTGCAAAAATTGTTTGAAATGCAGCGCCAATAGGTGCCAGTAAGCGACCAACACTTTCACTCAATTTCGACAGCGAAGCCTGCAGGCGATCACCAGCAGATTGCGGTCCTTGCGCAATAATTTCTGCGCTTTTGCCGTAACGCTTGAACAGTTCTTCCGCGAACTTCTGGAAGTCCTGTAGCGAGACTTTGCCGTCTTCAAGAGCCTTATCCAGCTCCTGCGGCGTCATGCCAACAGACTTGGCAAACAGGGTGAATGCACCGGGCAGACGCTCGCCAATCTGCTGGCGAAGTTCTTCTGCACTAACCTTGCCCTTGCTGAAGACCTGAGCCGTAGCACGGAGTGCGGCCTCCATGTCCTGCAGGCTGCCGCCAGTGCCGCGAATACCAGCGGCAATACCAAGGAACGCCTTTTCGGCATCACGTACATTGCCACCAGCGCCAAGGACAGAGGCAGATAGTTGCGTGAACTGACGCGTGATTAGTTCTTGAGGAATGGCTAGCCGTTGACTGGTTGCATTGATAAAGTCAAGAGCTTTTTGGTATGAAACCGAATCTTCGGTAACCAGCTTCAATGCCGTTCGTTGTCTTTCAATTGACGCGGTATAGCTGGCCAGCCCCGCAACCTGCTGCCCCATCATTCCGGCTTGGGCGCCAATCGCGCCACCAGCAGCCATGCCAGCAAGGCCGAACGGTGCGCCAGCCAGAGCGCCAACAGCACCAAGCGGACCACCAAACACACCAGCAGCAGCAACCGTGCCAGCGCCCCTAGCAAGCCCCATCAGGCGACCAGTGCCACCACCGGGCTGTACTTTTTTCAGTTGTGCTTCAAGCTTCGCTGCTTCAGCGTTTGCTTGTTTGAATTCAGCAGTTCCAATCTCAACGCTATTTGCAATCTCACGCCATGCATTTGCATAACCTTTGAGATTATTGATGCTGTTTGCAGAAGTCTGCTGAATCTTTCTCAGTTCATCAGATACTTCTTTGAAATTGACATTCGCAGCCGCAGCTTGTTGTCCCAGATTCTTGAAGCTGCCAGACAACCTCGTGAGCTGCTCACCGCCCTGTTGCTTGATCCTCAGCAGCAGCTCAGTGGTTTGGCTCATTTGCGTTTGCTGTTCAGAACGGCTAGGGCAGCCATTTCCATCACCTGCACGCCTTCGAAGATGGCAACAGGATCCTTGACTGAATACAGCTTACA